CTCTTGAGAAACGTAGCCTGGGTGATGGACTTATACATGACAATGTCCTCCCCATCCTTGGCAGCCATAGTGACTCTCCATCCATAATTGTTGTATCTCTCGGCAATGGTAACACCATTAAACCAAGGGATAATACTCTCATGGATTGAGGCAATGAGATCGTCTCCATAGAAGAAGGTACAAACGTTATTACGATAGTTGTCAAAATGGATCTGATCTTTATTTCCGGAAATGATACACAGTTCTCTGTAGAAGACATAAAACAAAAGCATATGGCCAAGAGTGTTGAAAATAGCTGTGCCTGCAAAGCCGGATGGCATCCCTCTGTTCTTTCGGTAACGATAGTTGTCATATTGGCAAACTCCATATAGGGCGTTTGTGGCCAGAGCAACTCGTACCTTGGAATCCACATAGGAAGTATCCTCGTACACGGAATCGAACATTTCGACAACTCCGTACATGAGTGTGGATGGGAAATTGGCGTCCCACCCCGAAACATCCAGATCAATGATGTAAGGGCCCTTTGAAGTAAGAGCCCGATACATCAGTGTCCAAGTGAATGATCCGGGATCGACACCAATCTTTGAGGGATAGGTTGATGTCCCCAGGCGATGAATTGCAGCTTCAAGTGAAAGGAAATATTGGCGGAAAATAATAGTATCCAACATATTCATGACCTGGATTGAGCGAGTCTTGTTAATTTTGTAGTTAGGACGCAACTCGCATTTGGCGAAATCATACATTATCGAATCAGGGACTTGACCGAGTTTGTATTGCTCAAGTCTATCTGCGTGGTGTTCTCGCAGCACATCATCGATATAGCATATTTCGCCGTCTTCCCCCCGCCTGATCCACGTGGTCTTGCCTCTTGTGCGACGTTTGAGACAATACGGGAAACCAGGAGATTTCAGGAGATCTAATTTCGAAGATCCTGGATCTCCAGAGCCCTGGATAGCTTCCTCGAACGTGACCACTTTGCAATGCTCAGTGGTCGGATGTGAAGCGAGTTCAAAGGAATGAGCTATAATAGAAATAGCCAAGTGCTCTGGTGGTAGGGGGAAGGTTTCATCACGGGTGAATTTCTCTATTGAGTGGGCCAAAAAGTGCTTGTCGGTGTTCTTCCGACGGTCATGATTGTGGGTTATGGCAGGTTCAAGGGAGCAAGGAAAATCGTGATAAAATGGGGTTTTGGCATAGCCAAGACCTGAGGACAAAGGAATTATCTCCTCAGGGCCGACTAAACCAACAGGGTGGGTAGAGCTGAAGGC